TCTACGTCTGAAGGCGCATTGTCAAGGTCTTCCAAGTGTTTCAATGCCGCCTCGAAGCTCAGGAAAGACGATCCACGGATTTCCCACCACCACCACACGCGCTCTTCCACGTCAAAGACTGGTTCCCATGGACGGACACAGGAAGGTCGCTGCCTAATGCGAAACCGAGCCAATGCAGGAAAAGCGGGGCCTCCAATGTAGCAAAAGACGAAGGGCTCCTCCAGGAATCGAACCTGGCATTCCAGGCTATCTACCTGACGTGTAAGCCTACACTAAGGAGCAAGAACGGTCCTCAGCATGGCAAGTGCCAAGTTCAGACCGCAGGGTCACTATAGCTCAAGCCCATCCATAGGAAGGCAGGCTAGTGTTGGGAGCCTCAAAGAACGATGGCATTCGGCTTCGCTGCGTGTCGGCAAGCTCTTCTGCCTTGCCACGTTCAAACAAGTTGTCGCTTTGACGCAGCCAGAAATCTTTATCAAGCCATTTGTTCTCGTTCTTGTTAAGCTTGTCAAAGATCCATAGGGCAGTGGCACGACGAAGCTGATTCAGGCTTTGCCCAGCATTCTCGTTCAATTCACGGGCCACGAGGCTATGCACTCCTACGTGAGTGATTTCATCGCGACTAATGTCGGCACTGACAGTGCGAATGCCAATGTCACCATTAAATCGGAAAAAGGGCAGGATTACGAAGAACAAACTACGCTCCAATACTGAAGCCTTCAAGATGGGGTGGGCGGGATGGTCATTCCAAGCCTTCAGTATGTTCATTACTTCTTTCTCTGCTTTTTCGTCTACGCCGTGAGCAGCAGCCACGTAATTAAGAGCCTCATCATGGCGGGCCTCGTCCTCTTGGTTATGAATCAAAGCCTGCACCACGCCAGGAGTAGAAGGAAGATCGCGCTCAAGACCCTGCTGAAGAAAATCCTTGACGGGCAGTTCCAAATGGCGCAGGGCAAGGGCTCTGAATAAAGTTTCTTCGCTCCCGTCAACAAGCATTCCCCTGTCCACGGGCACGGCCTGCCAAGGGCGCTTTTTGGCGATCATTGACAAATAAGGCGAGTTTTCGACGGCGACCATTCTTGATAGTGCGATGGGAAGGGAATGAAAAAGGGGGAGTAAGTCCCCCTTATGAACGAATTGTGGAGAGTTTTCTATTCGGCACAAGCGCTGCAAAAACCAGCATCCAGGCCGCAAGAGACAGCCTCTCCCTCGACCTCGTTGTCATCGAGGCCAAACATAGTCTTGAAGGAGTCGTCCAATGCCGCGTAGGCATCGTCTTTGCGCTGCGTATCTGGCAGAACTTGCAGCGAGTAGTAAAGACTGGTTTGCGGCGAGGCGAGCCAGTCTTTCAGGAACTTGCGGTCGTAAACAACCACGTCGCTCCAGCTATTAAAACTGTAGCCATGGAAAAGGCCTGTTTGCTGGTACAGTCGAACCAATTCACTGGCAACGGTTAAATAACTGGACCAGCCTACTTCGCCTGCGATTTCTACTTCTCCATAGTCAAAACTTTCCACTCCGAAAGTGCCGGAATCCCGGTCAACAAGGCGTCCAATGGGAGGGGCGATTTCAGGGGTGGTAGTGAAACCTGCTTTGTCGAGATAGCGGTAGGAGCAAGATGCCGTGGGAGCAATGCAAAAGGCACGATGCATGCCATGCTCGCGAGCAATCTTTGCTGCAGCCTCAATGCCATCACGAATGGCTGCTGCAGCCCTTCCTGCGGGCTTTTCATGCCAATGGTGGCACCAGGGATGGGGATCATCGTCATTCAGCGCTTCCAAGGCCTTGCCGAAATCTTCGTAAGAGATGCCATGGAGGGCGAGGAAATTGGCAAGACCAAGCATGCCAAGGCCCACCTGTTTGTCAATGCAAGGGGAAAGGTATTCGCCTGTGTCACCAACCCCTGTGTCTCCGTGAAGCTCGCATAATTGCTTCATGCCCTCAATAAAAGCATCCTCTACCTCGTCGATGCCACAAGCACCCATGTTGACGTGCTGAAGAAGACAAGTGCCACGGTGAGGAAGATAAACTTCGAGGCAGACATTGGCACGGATGCGCTTTCCTTCTTGATCGTACCGAATTTTGTTGAGCCAAATGTCGCCAGAGGCAATGCCTTTCAAAAGCTCGTCAACTAACTCTTGCGAGACATTGTTAAGAAAATTCTCGTCCACATTGACACACCTCTTCACCCATGGCAGTTCCTGCCTGGAGGCTTTGATGAAATCAAGAATGTCAGGATGCGTATAGTCCAAATGCAAAACTACAGCGCCGTTTTTGTAGCGTCCGCCTCTGCGAAGAATTTCATTCAGCGTGGAATAAATCTTGCCAAAGCTGATGGGGCCACTAGCCACAAGTCCCTTTCCGTTTTCTTCTCCCTTGCCACGCAGTTCTGATAAATGCACCGCCACGCCTGCACCGTTGCGCAAGCCATGAGAAACAAAACGCCACGATGCTTCAATGCCGTTTTCCCCTTCCATTGAATCTTCCACCACGAACACCGTGCAACTCACTGGCAATCTGCCATCCGCTTCGTCCATCCAGCTTTGAACTCGCCCTGTGCGGGCAATCTTTTCACATTTCGCTTGTTCCTTGAGCTTCATAAGACACAAAAAGCCCGCCTAGCGGGCCAGCGATTAACTAAAGCAGACTAGCGCAAAATCCTTGGTTCTTTTCCTAGTCACAAAGCCCTTCAGGATCGCTTCCACTTTGTGCGTCCTTGGCAAATAGAACTGCTTCTGGCTTGGTCTTGAAATAGTGCGGCTTGCCTTCGTAAGCAATGAACCAAGAAAATCCTGGGCGGCTATGAACTGGCCACACTTTTATGGTGCCTGCCATGAAGGGAGCTGGAAGGTCATCAAACATCAAAATGCCCCAGTCTTTCAATAAGACTAGGGCAAAACAATGGAAAGAAAAAGAAGCAATTGTTACTTAATGACGCCTGGTTTTACAAAAGGACCAAAACATTCCGCCAAAGTATCAAAAACAGGACCGGAATAACCTTCTTTAATAAACTGCTTATGCAGCCAGTTGTAAATGATGCCCATGGTTAGGTCAACAGCTTCCTCTGGACACGATCCATGTTGTCCCTCGAGCAGTTGCTCCATGACGGCACAAACCTGGTCAAACACTGTCATTTCCTCTTCTTCTTTTCCCTCCTGCTTTTCAGCGTCACGCATGGCGGCAAGGTAGCCAAAAGCAGCAGCAGTGGCCATGTCCTTACAAATGGAGAAGCCTGCAAAGCGTTTCTTCAGGGCGGGAAGCTCAGGACTGCTTGAATGGTCCATGGCCAAGGCAAACAGCTCTTCGTCGAAAGGCATGGTGAAGGTCACCAATCAGGATACGAGCAGGGTAGCTGGTTCTCGCCTTTTGTCAACTCCCAGCTCATGAGGTCCATTTGGTGGCCTTGCTGACGCGCTAGCACTCCCGGCCTGTAGAAACAGGTTTTTGTTGGCTTAATGGTCTTTTCAAGCTCTCGCACTGCTTTATCCCAGGAGCGTTCTGAAGGCACATACACCCTCCATAGTTCTGTCACCTGCACGTAGTCGCAGCGGCTGTCTTTATAGGCCATGGCAATGGGAAAGGGGGTCAGTCTAGGCCGGCTCCCGGCTTGAGCGAACGACAACGACTTGATGCGGGAGCGGGGCGAGGAGCAGCAGAGGGACTCTGTGGCTGCAAGGGCAGCCTCAGGGCTCGCTTCTTAATGGTGGCGATGGAAAGGGAATAGAGCGTATCGCCTGCCTTTACCAGGGGACCATCACGCTTGCACAGCTCTTCCAGGAGCCTGCGAAGCTTCCCTTCGTCTTTCCTTTCAATTGTTAAACAATTCTTTATTTGCAGAAAGGACACAGCAATGGCTCCCTCTTCCATAGAGGAAGAAATCAAGGTCACCACTGCTTCTTCGTTCACCTGCCTCTTAAAACTCCCTTGAGAATACCCCCTAAAAAACCCGCGTTCGAGCCACAACCCCCTCTACAATATGCTTATGGCGCAGCGTATGTCTTCTGACAGGCAACGCAGCCACGAAAGGACCGTCACGAGCAGCTCAGCTCCCTTCGCTAGAGCCGCTTCGAGCGGGAGCCCCCAGCGGCTTTTGCATAGCGGCTCTTCTCAACAACCCTCCTCTCGACTGTTTTCTTTTAAGAAACCTTCGCCAGGAGCCCGTTACGAGAATTAGCCCCAAGCGAACGTTCATAGGGCTCCCTCTTCACCACCTTCCTTTCAATTCTTCTTTTTCCGGCGAGAGCGTTAGTAAAAGCTGCTGATCGTGTGCGCAGCCACCCTCTGAAAGAAAAAAAATCAATACTCTAAAAAAGCAGAAGAAAGCCCCCTGTGACTGAGCTCGCTTGAGGCTCGCTTGCGCGAAGGGGGCTTAAGACAATGGCAAAGAAAATGGTCTTTTTACGAACAATACGAGCAATTTACGAACGTGCAGGTAAGTTTATGAACAATGTTCGTAAAGGCGTAGTGTCCTCACTCCCTTGCGCAAGCTTTAGATCGTTCGGACAGTACGCACTAGCCTCCTCCCATTGGGAAAATGATAAAGAGGGGAAAATGTCGTTCAAAAATTACGTCGCTTTTAAGAGGGGTATCCCGCGCCCGTCGTCGAATGGGGTCCTTGTTACTGCGCTGTGATAAGGATTCTTGATCGATCAGCGGTTCTGATGCGTTACATTGTCAGGATTTGCTGACTTTCATGGGGATTCTCCCTCTCCAAACCATAAAGATAGGCGCCCACTATAAAGTAGGCGCCCAACTGTTCACAGCCTAAGCAATACAAAAGGCCCTTTTATCGGCGTCAGTGTAGCTGATACCGTGGGGAAGCTTAAACCTTAAGCCAACAATCCAACCGGTAGGATCAAACGGCCTGAAGTCTGACAAATCGCCATCATAGACGGGCAAAAGACGCCCAGTTTGTTGATCAGTGGGCAAAAGATTAAAGGCTGTGACATCAACAAAGGGAGGCAGTTCTTGACCGCGCTTTAAGTTAAAAGCGGCCGCTACGTTAATGCCATTCTGCAAAGCATCGCGGCAAAGTTTAACATTTGCGGCATTTTCCCAACCGTCAAAGCTGAACGTTAGATGATAGCCGAGCCGCCTACATTCCGCCCAGTTACGCTTGATTTTAGTGTAATCATAGAACTTTACACTTAGGCTAGGATTATCTGCCATTAGGCAATTAAACAGCTCAAAGATATTGCGCTGGCCAATAGGCAGCTCATGGCCAAACTTACGGCGGCAGAATGTAGAAAATTCAGCGTCAACCGTAAAGTCTACATTCTCCCACACTATATCAGACGTTCCATTCAGCCTGAGAGCAATAGGAGCGCCGCTATTCTTGTTAACTTTGTCGAGAATAGCGCAAACAAGCAAACGGGCGAACCGCCGTTTGTCTGCAGAGAATGCTAGGGTGCGCCTAATTCTGGCGGCTTGTTTGTTTGTCATGTAGACGGGATTCCCGGCGAAGTGTAAACAGATCTTTTTACAATTACCAGCACCGGGGCAAACGTTGATGCCTGACGTATCGGCCGGGGACAAATGCAGAATGTAGGTTTGAACGTGGCTCTTTTCAGTTTTAGGATTTGTCGACAACAAAGTCTTGTGATCAATCCTATATTGTTTGGCCATGGATGCCAGATTGGCCGGAAACTTAGCGCGCGAATTAAGAGTTTGCATGATTAGAAAGAAAGAAAGAAAGAAAGAAAGATTAAAAAGAAAGGAAGCCTAGAAAGATTCGCTCGGTTCGTCCCATGCCACACGGTGACCCTTGACGGTTTGCCTGTATTGGATCGGCGGCAGAGAAGCCCCACGGCCGCTTGTGGGAGGCAGTGGCGGCATGGTCTCGCCAGGAAGAACAGGGCGGCGCCATTGCGGCCGATCGGCTGGGAGGCCATTAGGGCCCATGGCCCAGAAGCCTAGAAGCTGGGAATCGTTGGTTTGCATGGTTTGGCGGGATTGTGGGATGTCGGCCGATCGCTCGTCCGATGCCACGAAGCATACCGGCAGGAATGGCGCAACGTATCGGCAAAGTGTGCCGGTTTAAAAAGCGGCCACTAACCAGCGCCGTTGTGTTGACAGCATGGGCGCCCATAGGGTAGGCGCAGCAAACCGGCAGACAATGGCACCAGATAAAGGATCCGCGCACGCGCGCGCGCCTACCATGAGACTGGCGAGACTGCGCAAGTCTTTACATTTGGTCACAATGGAGCGGCTTGATTGTTGATTGTCTATCTTTTGCACTTGCAATCAGTTGCTAATTGTTTGCGCTAGCAAAGCGTGATTAATTGTTGATTGTTTGCAGGATTGTTTGCAATTAATTGTTGATTCTTTATCCGTCAAAGTGTGATCAATTGTTGATTATTTTATTGCCACAGAATGCAATTAATTGTTGATTATTTACAGCGAGCTTTTGAGATTAATTGTTGATTATTTATTTCGTGCAATTGCGGCTAATTGTTGATAAAAACAAACAATAGAAAACTATTGAGAACGCTTCTCATTTGCACTATGTCTCAAGACTCATAGAAGCAACTGACAACAGTTCGCAATAGCAATACGCCTCCAGCCGGGTCCAATACGCTTCCGGCCGGATCTTGATACAACCCTGGCCGGGCCCAATACAACTTCAGCCGGACCTTATCACCAGCCCTTGCGCTCCCGAGCCGCCTCAATGGCGGCTTTTTCGTCTTCATACGGCCCTCCCACTTCATCTCCATCGTCTTCATACCAATACCAGCCCTCGAGCAGTTCTGTGCCCTTACAGCAGGCCTCTGCGAAATAGTCGATGAGAATCATTGCGCTTGCTCCTGGAGCCTGTTCCACATCCATTGCTCTCTGGTGTTAGGGCGCATCAGCTCGTAGCCCTCATGGTCAACGATGCTGTCACCAGCGCTATTTACGTGGCCTTCCAGTTCGCGGTGCCAGAGGCCCTTGCAGGCGCCTTCTGCGTCGAAGATGGCAATCGTGTCTTCCCTGTCTTCCATGGCCAGGCGCACGTGCCTGATGAGGTCTGATAAGCGAGCTGCTTGGTAGCAGCCTTTTGTTGCCGGGAAATAGGGGCCATTGTCCTGATAGGTGCAAACAGTGATCATTCTTCGTCTCCAGAAAGTTCAATGATGGAATAGTTGGAGCCTGCAGTTTCGTAGATCATGACAAGCTCGTCGCGTTCTTTTTCTGACTGAGCATAATCTTCATAGCCTTGATCATCTTTGAACAGCCAGACAATGGAAGAGGAAGTCATCAGTCGTTCTCCACAATGAGAAAGTCGGGGTCGTTGTCTTTCTTGATCCAGCGGCATTGATTGAACTGCGGCAGTACGATAAAAAGCTTGTCGTGGTGATTCTGTTCAACAATGGCAGTGGTGATGGTGGCGCCGATGCGGCTACGGCCTCTGTTGCTAATGGCCAGAAGGTTAATGGTTTCCATCATGCTGCCTCCTGAGCCCCTTCCCTTTCCCATCGAAGCACTGTTGCAACAATTTTGTCGCTAGTGGGATCGATCAGGCGGGAAGCCATGAAAGTTGAGCGTGCCAGGGAGAAGCTGCCATCAGGGGCTTTGGTGAGCAGGGATGCTCCAGGCAGGCTCAAGATGTCGCCAGGCTTGGCATCACAAAGGAAATGAGCAATGGTCCAAGCGAGCTGGTCTTCGCGGAAGGAGGAAGTCATGGCAGGAAAGAGAGAGTGGTGAAGCTCGCGCCTCGTTGAATGAATGATATATCGAGAGAGGCCCCTGGAAAGGGGCCTGTAACAAAGCTTCATGCTTCTTTTTCAACACGGTCGATGGCAAAATCAGGATGGAGCTTCCGGCAGATAGCAGCGGCTTGACTGGCGGAATAAGCCATATATGCCAAGGCGTAATAACGCTCGTGACGCTTATCCCAGCCATGGCAGATAAATTTGCGCTCAGGCACCCAGACCTTTTTGATGATGTAGTGAGGGCGGGAATCCTTTACGTGCTGCTCGGCTTCGACGGCATGGTTCGCATCGATTACAAGCTCACACTGGCCGCCGTTGCGGCTGTTGGTGCAAAGAACGGAGAAGGTGATCATGGTCAGTGGTGAATGGTGGAAGCTCGCGCCCCCTGTACGAAATTAAAATTAGACGAAAAGAAGGGGGCTGTAAAGCCCCCGGACCATCAGTGTTGCTTATGGTTCAAGCAGCCAAGGCCAGAGCGTGAGCCTTGGTGATGGTGGCAGCACCATTGCCCCACCACTGGCTTTCCAGGCGCCTGCGGGCAGCCTCAATGTCATCGCCGCGACCAGCCTCGTGCGTCACCCACTCAGTGATGGCGTTGTAGGCGCCCCAATAAGTGCCCTGCACGCCCTTGATGTCGAAGCCAATGCCGTCGCCTGCAAATTTGTTGGCCACGCTGTCCCACTGGGGCAGATCGCTCAGGGTCTTTGGGCGGGCAGTGGTTTTGTCGCCTCGCTTAGCGTTGACAGTGCCAGCCAGTTGATCAGCAAAAACGGCTTCGCAATAGGCTTTGAACTGGGCGCTGGTGCAGGGCTTGGCGGCCATTGCCTCGAGCTCTTCGAGGCCTGCAGTGAACTGCTGGCGCTTGATATCGATGATCTCCGGCAGGCGGTCGATCAGGGCGTTGCAGTTGAGCGTGTGGCGGATGCTGATGCGCTTACCTTTGCTGGTGGCCCCAGTGTGCTCAGCATGCCCGAGAGCGGCGCTGAGCGTGATGG